TATGGGGTTCGCACCTCTCTGCAGCCTGGTTACGAGTGTAAATGAGCCACCCGCGACGTTCGCATTGATGTTCAGCAAAGCGAGTACCAGCACTTTGGATGTCGCGCGTTTCGGCGAAATAGAGACCGCCAGGCCAAAGGTGGTAAAATCGTTGGTAGTCGACGAAAAGCTGGCTGTATCTGTCTTCGTGGCGGTCTTCACTTGCAAAACAGTGCCGCCGAGACCTATGGCCGCCTGAAGGGCTGCCGCGTTGGCTGCCGCCTTTAGCGACTTAACATACTCCGAGAAGCCGAGATTGCTTAGTGCAGCTGGCTTGTCCGCCAAAGCACCCAGATTGTCCGCTTTCTCTAGCCGGCCAGAGAGCGCTGTTGACAGCCCCGTCACTTCTCCGATCGCGTGCCCATGCGCGCCCATTGCCGCCGCCGCCGAGGCCGGTATCCAGCCGCCGCCCGACTTGATCAGCACATAGCCATCCGGCGCGGCGGCCGCTCCGGCGACATTCGACAGCCAGTCGAGGTCGAATGTCGCATTTGCCGCCATCTTGGCATTGAGCGCGTCCTGCAGGCCGGTGACGTTTTCGATCGTGTGGACGTGGTTGGTTGCAGCCTTGCCCGCAATCGCATCGGCATGGGCCTTGAACAGCGCGTCCACCTGATCGGTCGCCGCGGCGACGACATCAAAGGCCTCATCGACGTTTTCAGCTGGGTCGGCCAGCCGGTCCGGCTTCGGGAAGTTGAAGTTGACAGTGAGATTGGCCACGTCCTGTGCTCCTACTTCTTCGCCGCGCCGAGATTACCGACGATCAGCCTGGCGGCAGCGCCACCGGTGCCGGTAATGCGCAGCCGGCCTTGCACGGCCGTGATGTTCGCAGCGGCGTATTTGCGGTCGGTCCAGAGCGGAAAGGCGAGCTGGTCTGTCTCATCGAGGGGCATCGGCTGCCAGTTGTCGTCGGCCGCGTCATATTCGACGGTGAGCGTCGCGCCGCCCGGCAGGAAGGCATAAAGGTAAGCCGACAGGTCGACATCCGCGCCCAGAGCAAAAGCTCTGGAGACATAGGTGAACTCATCGGCAATGTTGCCGGCCAGAAGCTCGACCGGGGCGTAGAGCACGGGTGACAGTTTTTCGGTGCCTCGCAGTACCGCCCGGAATTCCACCGTCTCGGTGATATGCTCGTTGAGCTGGAGCACCTGGTCGGGGAGAAGCCGCCAGATCGTTCCGTTGGTGCGCTCGATCTCGAAGACGACGCTGCATTCCGATGAAGGCAGATCGACGGCGGCACGCACCTGAAGGTCCGATGTATCGACCAGGTCGATTTCGCCGAGGTCGACCACCTTCTCGGTGACCGGGTAGCGCGCCGCAACCAGGCGGAAGGCGAGCGCTTCGTCCTGATGGAAGGTCCACTGGACGGCGTTGACTGAGGAAGCGCGCGGCCCGACCGGGTAAGGGTGCGCAGTCACCCATTGCTGTTTGTCGGCATCGAAGCTGCCGAGCGCGGCGGCGGATATCGAGTGGTCTGGATCGTCTGTCTTGACCACGAAGGCATGTTGCCTGGACGCCGGCGTGGTCACCGGGAAATTGTAGCGCGCCTCGATCCAGCCTTCCTCGGCAGCCGACATATCAACGAAGGCTTCCGCCATCGGGCTGGGCACCGGGATCGAATTTTCTACCTCGACCTGGTGAACGACGATCGCGTCGGTTGGCTCGCCGATCGCGCAGAGATGAAAGTCCACGCCAACCAGCTGGCGTAGCTCCGGCATAGTGAAAATTTGCGCCTGCGGGTCCGACCCGCCGAAGCCACCGAAGCCGTTTGCATCCCGATCCAGCCAGCCGCCGCCACCGCCCCACATCGCAACCACCGGCGGCGCGGTCCAGCGCTCGATCGTCGTAACACGGCGCATCGTGTCGATCGTGATTGTGCCTGCCCCCGTAAACTGCGCCTGCGCCCAGGTGCCGCCCTGTCCCTCGGCACGGATCACCTTGGTGCCGGCCGGCACATTGGCGGGGATGGTGAAGCTGTCGGAAATGACGCCGGCACCATCCGCCTGGATTTCGCCCGCCGGCTTCACGTCGATGCCGTCGAAGGTCAGCACGTCGAGTATTTCGCCGGCACCAAAGCCGCGAATGGTGAAAGCGACATCGATTTGGCGCAGGAATTGCGCGGCCTCCCTTCGCCTGGCGGCAAGCTGGGTCGTCGTGGAAGAAGTCTGAAGCGGGGAGCCGGCCTGCGCGACGCCGCGGTTGAACTCAAGCGTCGTCGGTGACGCCCATTCGACCTGGCTGGCCGTCCAGAAATCCGTTGCCGGCGTGAGCGCCAGCGCACCCGGCAGCGGCGTGAAGTTCTGGTACGGGTTGATCTCGGTGCAAAGCGTCTTCAGGTCTTGCTCGACCAGCACCTCTTCCTCATGGTCAAGCATGACCGGCGTGGCGAGATCGCCGAAATGAACGGTCACTTCGATTGGCAGTTGCAACATGCCGTCGCCGACCACGCCGGTCTGCGCTTCACCCGCATCGCGCATGCTGTCATCGACCAGCGAATCCACGAACATGTCACGGTGCGCTGTCGGGTCGCGCGCGTCGATCCCCGACTTGATGCGCTCCAGCTGAAGCAGGCGCGAATGGTCCTCCAGCATGTCGAAGAACCGCCACATCGTTTCCCAGTCGATCGACTTCACCCGGCTGTTGGTGACATGCGGAGCAGCCATCCAGTCATTGCGAATGTCGGCAAGCGGAAGAAGCTGGCTGGGCGGCACGGGCGGCCAGGGATTTGCAGCAGCCGAAACGCCCTTCACATAGACCGGCTGGCCGGCTTCGTTGATGCAGAGCCGGTCGATGCGTGGCAGCTTCCAGGTATAGGCGACGATGATGTCACCGCCATCAGCACCGCCGGAAACCGTAATTTCGCGATCGTCAAAGGCGTCAGCCTCGACGCTGTCGCGGTAGCGGTAGGTGACGTTGTAGCTCGACCCTCCGGCTGGTTCGGCACCGGCGGGCGCCCAGTCGACGCTATTGCCCGTGCGAACATAGTCGGCCCCCTCCACATAGGTGGTCGCGTCCTGCACAACTTCGACAATCTCAATGACCGAAGTGTCGGGCAGGCCATCTGGCCCGTGGGCAATAGCACCGCGGGTCACGGCGACAGTCTTTTCCTTGGTGAGCAGGATCGAAGTGATTTCGTCGATCGGGAACTGATCGACGGCGAAGGTGTGATCGGCCCCGCCAGGGTAGATGTGGGTCTCGCCGGGCACGGCACCCACGTCCCAATCCTCCGGCTCGGCATGCCGTAGAGAGGCAAAGCGGGTGATCTTGAAGCCGTTGATGTTGGCCTCGCCCTGGCCGACCGAAAACACCTGCGCGCCGGCCGAAGCGCCGAGCGCCGTCACCTCGCAGCCTTTGACGATGTAGTGGCCGTGTGGCCGATCATAGAGCGCCAGGCCCTGCATGATGCCGTCAAGCGCCGGTGGCGGCGTCTGGTCGAGGATGGTCCCGTCCTGGAGCAGATAGACCGGGTGATAGGCGCCTTCTCCTTCGTCACCCTCTATGGCCCAGCTGATAGTGTGAACTTCGCGGGCCGCACCCGGCTCCAGCTCGGCGTCGGAGCCGGGAACCAGGCCGTGAAGTGTCTGATCGTGCTCCGCCGTGATCCAGCTTTTGACCAGCCGCACGCCGATGGTTGTGCGCCCCACCATGGGCACGCCGACAAGCACAGCGGCCGCCACAGGAAGCACGTCGCCGCTGACATAGATTTCACCTGCTGTGAGCGTGACCGTGCCGGCGTCAGTATCGACCAGAGCGTCAGCGCCTTTATAGCGGTCGCCGTCGCTGGCAATCAGCCTGCCAAGACGGGCCTGGCGGGCGCGCGTGACAGTCTGAAGCTCGGTCAACTCGGCGGCCTGGATGAGCGGCCGGCGGCCATGGAAGACGAGGCCCTGCCATTCTGGGTGCGCCTTTGCCCGATCGAATGCCAGCGGCAGGCCGCTCTCATGTTCATGCGCCATCAGAACCTCACCAAGAATTTGAAACGGTCTCGTACAGTCTTGCGAAGCGGAACCGAGATATCGGTGACCGCGAACTCCACACCGCCGGAAAGATCGCCGGGTTGCAGCCAGAGCCGGCCGGGCGGCACGCCTTCAGCCCGGTCGGGATCAACCAGCAGCGCCACCTCCGCCACGTCGACCGCATCGGCATTTTCGAAATCGGTCATGGCCTCGACATAGAGGCGGCTGCCGCCGGGTGTCGGCTCGTAGTCGGTTCCGGCGAATGAATATGCGCCGCCGAAGCTGGCGTTCACCGGACGCACCGCCCGGCACCTCCGGTAGCCGATCGTCGCGCCTTCAATGTCACGCAAGGCGAGATAGATCGGCCGCGCGGCGAACCAGCCGGCTAGCAAAGCGCGGCGCTGGACTTCGGCGCTTGCCGCCCAGGGGAATGTTGCATCGATCCATGGATAGGTCATCTCGACCCATGCAAGCGGATCGCCTTCGACCGGTTCCAGCCAGTTGCCCAGCGCCGCGCCTTCTGTCTCGGTGTAGAGGTGATCGATCTCGTGGGTTCGGCCGAAGGACCAGATTGCGCCCTCCGGGAAATGCCGCGTGCCTAGCGTTGCCTTGATACCGCTCGACCAGTCGAGCATGGCGTTGTCGAGACGCGAATACTCGCCCTCCAGCGCGCGGACATCGTAGCCATGGACGCCGCGGCGGAACTTTGAGCGCATCGGCACCGACAATGAGGCAATGCCCTCGATACGCTCAAGCAGCGGATCGTCATTGGCAGGCAGCTCGGTGAAGATCAGGCTGAAGGCGTTCCAGAAATTGCGCTCGGTCGGGTTTTCTTCAAGCTCCGCTTCGTAGCCGAGCCATGACAGGCCGAGATCGATCGCCGGTTTTGTTCCGCGCAGCTCCTGCCAGGCACGCCCCTGATCGATCAGTTCGTAGGGGTTGGGCAGATAGATCGCCAGCTCGCGCAGCCCGTACTCATAGTGCAGGAACGGCAGGAAGGCCGGCGGGCGGACGATCAGCTTGGCGCGCTTGACGTTGGGCACCGCCTCCTCGATCGCCGGCCGGTAGCCGGCCGCGTCGGCAACGGCGCGCTCCCATGCGGTGGAATTGATGGGCAGCAGATCGGCGCTCATCAATAGGCCCGCCCCTTGAATATCAGCGTTACGTCGCCGATTGCGATCGCCTGGTCGAACGGCGCTTCGACGGCGGCGGCCGGTGCCATGATTTCGACGCGCTGGACACCGCCACGCTGCAGCTGGGCCGACAACCAGGACAGTGTAAGATCACGGCCGAGCTTGCCGTCCTCTGCCCAGGCCATCCGCATTGCAGGTTCGATGGCATCGACATCGCTTGTCGGTGCATCAGGCAGGAGCCAGACATCGGCCGCAATATCGACCACCTGCTGCACAGCAGCCTTCGGCTCGATCGTGTCGTTGATCATGCGGTTGGAAGGGTCGTTGACCGCGCCATCAACGGCTGCAAGCAGCGCAGCATCAGCAACGCCATTGTTGTCGATCGACAGGACCGGCAGGTGAATGACCGGGCTGCGGCCAATCGTGTAGGCCACCACGTCCTTCACGCGAATGTCGGCCGACATGGCCAGGAACTCGATGCGAGGCGCGGTGCCGCCTGAATTGCGGTCGGCGTTCTTCAGTACGATGCGGTAGGCGTAGCGATCGTCATCCTCGCCGGCCATTCGGACCACGCTATGGAACGCGCCGAGTTGGTCGAGATCGGAACCGAGTGCAAAGGCTAGCAGATTGGCACGCACCGCTTCGTTGATGCGCTGCCGCAGGCGCGCATCGTCATAGGCAGCCCCCTGCAACTGGATGACCGCCGGGTCATATTCACTGGTCGAGACCGTGTATGGCAGCCCGGCCACGTCGAAATTGTTCTGCAGCCGCCCGACTTTCGCCGTGAGCAGCGCCTCGATGTCGATCTCTTCGATGATGGCGGGCGCCGGCAGGCCGGCATATTCGGGCGGCAGCCTGCTCATTGCACGAAGCCCTCAAGGGCAAACGACTGAGAACGGTCCTCGCGGATGGAGAAGTCGCCCAGATGCCCGAGCGGGAAATATTCGCCCGAAAGGATGAACATGAAGCGGCCGTTGCGGCCGCTGGCGGCAAGGTCGATGCCGGTCAGGTTGAAGCCGGGCTCGCCGCCATCCGGGTCGTTGAGTGCCTCGGCGATCGCGACATAGGCAGCGAGGATGGTGCCGGCGTCGGCGTTCTGATCCTGGAGCTCCGGCACCAGGCAGCCGAGATGGCGGCGAATGACGCGCGAGGCACGGCGCGTGGTCAGGCATTTGCCGATCGACTGGGCGCAATGGTCCCAGCCGGTCAGCACAGCGCCTGTCGAAGCGTCTATGCCCGCGCGTGTGCTCATTCGGCCGGCGTATCCGGTTTGGTCTGTTTGGTTTTCTTCGATGCCTGGCCGGGCCGGATGATCTCACCGGCGCGCAGGGCGTATTCGGCCTGCTCCTCGGTGAGCGCGATCTTCTTGCCGACGCCTGGCGAGCGCTGGCCGGCGACAAAAGCGCCGGCCATTTCGGTCACTTCAAAATCGGTTTTCTTCATCCTCAAGCCGTCCTTTCTCATTGCGGCACGCCGGTCTGCCCACCGCCCGGCATGACTTCGCCATGACGGTGGTCGTGACCGACATTCTTGGAATTGTGGGTGAGCGCGGCGCCCTCGGCGGCGATCTCGTCCGCGACCAAGCGCAGCTGGCCATCCTTGATGCGGATCGAAACGCCGCCATGGGCCAGAACGAATTCGTCTGGATCGTCGCCCGGCGCCGGCGCGTCTTCGGTGTAGCCGTCGCGGATCGCCAGCGACTGCGATCCGATCTCGCCATTGGGCGAAAGAAGCCGCATCGGGTCACCGACCTTGACCGGGAAGCGCGATCCTGTGCGACCGGCCATTTCCTGCACAAGCACTTTAGGCGACAGGAACGGCTTTCCAGTGCGGCTGTCGGGCGGGAGCAACTCCAGGCGGACATAGTCGCCATCGATCTCCCTGACCTTGCCGGACAACACCGTGGCCGCCGCCCGGCGGTTGAGATCGTCGATCGCCTTGAAGATGCCGCGGAACTCGGAAGTGACGCGCCGTAGTTCGGTCATCCCACTCATGCGCCTTCGCCTCCGCCACCGGCCAGCTCATCAAGGTCGACTTCCTCGTCGTTGACATAGAGCTCCTCGAGGACGTGGCCCTCGTCGAAGATGGTGGCCCCGAGCTGGCGCACTTCCTGGTTCCATTCGACCGCGATCAGCGACACCGCCCGCTGCTTCAGCTTGACGGTCAGCGCCGGCATGATCTCCACACCAGACGGTGCTCCGAGCCTCGTCAGGCCGAAAAGTTGCGAGGAGTGCAGAAGCACCGCGACCGCCTCGGCGATCGTCCAGCCGGCTGCGTCGCGGTCCTTGCCATCCGTGATGACGAAGGCGGCGCAGCTGAGCATTGCGTCTGCATGGCCTGACGCCGCGTTGGTCACCTTCGCCTTCAGCACGGCGACGCGCACTGCCGGCGTCTTGACCGATTCGCGCTCCAGCTCGTCGAGGTTGAAGCGGCCGAACTGCTCCTCGCATTCGCGCAGAAACGGCATGGCTGTGCTCACCGCGGCGACCACGGCGGCGCGATATTCGTTGATGCGGGCGATCGCATCGCTCATTGAACCAGCCTTTCAAGCCAGTCCTCGGCCGCCTCGACCACCTCGTTCTGGTTGTCGGCCGACAGGCCGAGATAAGGCCTGGCCGGAATGTCGACCGAGCGGGCGAAGACCAGCTGATTGCCCATCTGAAAGACCAGGGCTTTCGCATTCTTCGGGCGGATGGTTCCGCCGTCCTGATGAATGCGCGCATAGACCAGGCCGGAGCCGACCTGGACGCTGTCCTCGCCGGCCGCATAGTCGATGGAACGTGACAGGGCGCCGGACTGAAAGAGGATCGACGTGCCGGCACGGTTCGGCTGCCAGGCTGCACCCGCTGGCGACGTCTTCTCCTGCTCGATGCGGCGGCGCGTCTGCTCCTGCACCAGCCGGCCAATGCCCTCCATCAGCTCGCCAGTCGGCGCTTCGGCGATGCCGTCGATCGTAAGCAGCGCCTCGGTCAGGCCGGTCTCGGTGATTTCGAGGGCGACGCCGCTCATGGCAATGTGCGCCGCGAAAAGATGCGGTCATTGGCGGAGAAGGCAGCGCCACCGGCCGAGCCATCCTCGCCGGTGCTGACCTTCGGCTCGTCCTGGCCGAGCCCGGCTTTGCCGTCCGCGATGCGCTCCAGCATCTTGATCGTCTGCTTGTAGCGCTCCTCGATCGTCTCGGTGAGCGCGGTGTGGCGGTTGGCAAGAATGTAGACGGCGATGTTGGCGGCCGGTGTCACCAGCGAGGCAGGCGCGGCTTCAAGCGGCAGCGGATAGCGCACCGACAAATAGACATCGATCTCATCACTAGCGGACTGGAGCGCACTTGCAACTGCGTCGGCGGGCTCGACATCTTCTGGCAAGATGCCAGTGACGAACCCTTCGCCCCAGACCTGCTCCAGCTGTGCCTGCGTGGCGTAGGGCATGGTCAGCCCTTTTCGCCGAGAAGCTCGACGCGATCCGGCTGGAACACGGCGCGGTTCACCGCCATGAAGCCCTGCTCGATCTGCGTGCGACCGATCGCCAGCCAGCGCTTGTCAATATCACCCTGCGCGGCAAGAGCGTCGAGCTGGCGCAGAACGCTCTCTTCGATCTGCTTGTTGGTGTTGACGATACTGATCTTGTCATCGCTCTGCGGCCGGTAGCCGAAGACGGGAAGGCCTGAGTGCTGTTTGTCGACTGACATGTTGCCTCGCGAGACATGTTCGGGCGGGCGGGCTTAGCCCCTACCTTCGAAGGTTCCCTGTCCGGCCGGAGCCGGGTCGATGGGTGCTGACGGCCTCGCGAGCCGGACCAGACCCGCCCCTCGGTTATTCTTCTATGAAGCCGCGGGCCTTCAGCCCGCGCACCTCGTCGGCAGGAAAGTCGGCCGGCAACGGATCACCGGGACGGTAGGTCTTGCCGCCCCAGCGCACCTCGGATTTGCAGGTGAGGCCGGCCTTTGCCTTGCCGGGCTTCTTTTTTTCGGTCTCTTCGGTCGGCGGAGCTTCGGCCAGCGTCGCGGCGGCGGCGACCCACTCGGCAGCAACCTCCGGGCTGGGCGCGATCTCCGCCAGCGCCTCGGCAGACGCCGCCGCAAGAGCCGCGTAAGTCGCAAATCCGGCTGCCACGAGCTTCTCGGCCGTGCCTTTGCCGATACCCTTGATCTTGGTCAGATCGTCCATCTTTGTCTCACTCCTGTTTCAAAGGCGGGTCTTGCGGCAGGGGCAGCAGCTGCCCCTCTCGAAAGACCCGGCCGCGCCCTCCGGGCTGGGGACGCGGCCGGGGTGAAATCGCCGACGGCAACAGACGGCGATTATCCGTGTCAGGCCACCGCGTCCGCGATCTGGTAGCCGAGGTCTTTGGCGCAGACCGTCTCGCGCACCTTCTCGCCAACGCGCACCCGCTCGCCGCCCTCAAGGCCGATATCCTTGTCCTCGATAGAGCCGGAGAGGCGCGTCCCGTATTCGGCGGTGAAGCCGAAGGTCATGACGCCATCGGTGGGCGCCTGCTTGGCGCGGTTGAGATAGAGCAGCTGGATCGACTTGCCCCACACGCGCGCTAGGTTCGGGTCCTGGCCGCGCGCGGCCAGGTTCACCTGCGACATGCCGATCAGCACGTTCTGCGCTTCGATCTCGAACAGTTCACCAAACTGCGCCTTGGTAATCGCGCCGTCCTCGGTGAGGCCACCCTTGACCGCCTTGATCAGCTTCGGGTGCCGCTTCACTTTCGACCAGACCGGCTGGCCCATGACGATGTGGTTGGGCCGGTAGACGAGTGTCTTGTCGAAACCCTCGTCGATGACCGCGAACGGGTCGGAGTTCTCGAAGTCGGAGAACTTCTGGTTGCCGACCAGGGCGATCTTGCGGCCGGCGACGTAGTTGTCGCTATCCTGAACGATCTCGGCGCAGCGAACCTCGCGGCCGAGATTGATCAGATCGGTCAACAGGCCGACAGATGCTGCACGCGGATCATAGGTCGAGCGCCGTTCTGCCCTGGCGCGCCGCGCCTCCTCCATATCGGAGTAGGGAATTTCGGTGTCCTGGCCGTAATCCTTGACCGAGCTGTCGCGTTCCTCGGCCTTGAACTCCACGCGGCCGACACGGCCTCGGCGGCCGACTTCGAGATCCGGCACGGAGAACGCCTGGCCGAGCGGCCATTCCTGCCATTTGAACTTCTCCGACAGGACCGGCACGGCCGGCAGCACCCGGTCGTTGATCAGGTACGCGTCTGGATTGCGGTAGGCGATCGCGATCGCCGTCAGCGTCGCGTCGACCGGAAAGGGGCGGTTGTGAGCCATCGTTGGTCCTTTTCAGTGGCTGACCGGCTACGCGGCCGCCGGGGTGGCGATCACGTGAGGCGCGATCTGGTAGGGGCCGACATCGCCATCGGCCGCGTCGCACATGGCGAAGCCGATGCAGCGGATGACGGAACCGGCAACGGGCACGGCCGCAACGGCCTTGCCGTTGGCGTCGGTGGTGAGCGGGGTGCCGAAATCGACATCGTCGCCGAACCGGACGGAAGACCAGCCGGCCACATCGATGTCGACCATGCCTCCCGTCTTGCCGCCCATCTCATCGGCAGCGCCAATGAGCAGCTCGGTTGGATCGGAAGCGACCTGGACCTGTTTGTCGGTGCCTTCGGCGGCCACGATCAGGAAGCCGGCGATGTCGGCGGCGCAGAGAAAGCTCTTCGTGAGGATCGGGGAAGTCACTTCGCGGTCTCC